CGCCTCTTGCTGCCGGAAGGCAAAATCCCGCGCATCGCGAGCCGCAGCGTCCTTGTGGCTCTGGATTGCCGCCAGAGCACTGGCGCCCTGATAGTCGCCCGCCCCAGCAAGCCCCAAGATCGCTTTGCCATAGTCAACCGTACCGTCTGGGCCGGGCGCGGTCGCAGCAGCGAATGCGGCTTTCTTCGCGGCTGCATTTCGGTTCGCCGCGATCGTATCGCCGAGCCCCGAAAGCTCGCTGTAGAAATTGACCGCCGGGATGCCGATCTGCACCATGGATTACTTGCCCCCCGGCGCGAAGCCGCCAATGCCAGAAGCTTTTAAGCCAAGGCTGGCACCGCCCAAGAGCGCGCTCCAGAAGTTCTGCGAAGCAGTATAAGGCGCCAAGTCAGCTTGAGCCTGCGCATCTCCGATAGCGGAATTGCCGCCGTATGCGATGTTGGCCTTGGTGCCAGCGACTCCGAGGTTCGCGCCGGCCTGCCCGGTCAGAACCCCTGCCCCGCCGGTCGTCGCCGTCGTCGCGCCAGACAAATTCGGCGCCAGAGAGTTGAGGTAGTCGTTGTATCGCTGGGCATCGTAATCAGAGGCGAACTTGATCTCATCCGCAGAAGTGTTCCCACCAGCGAGATCGCCGCGCGCTGCGGCTGTCCGCATCACCTGATCAATGCCCGTGTTCAGTCCGCCGCTATAGCCCGGGATCGACGTATAGACGGACTTGGCGCGGTCGAGACCGGCCTGTCCATTGACGCCCGTGGCGTCGTTGTAGGCGTCCTGCCCCTTGCCGAACTTGCCCGCCAATGTGCTGAAGTCGCCATAGGCCTGCTGATAGAGCGGGTTCGCGGTCGCGAGGCCGGTATCGAGCGCACCATTTGCCTGCGTGATGCCGGTGTTGATGCTGTTGATCTTGTCCTGCGCGGCCTTCTCGGCATCGTCACTGCTGAACAAGTCCGTAAAAATGTTTCCGATGGCAGCCTCCTAATTGGCTCCAGGCGTCCACTTGGACGTAGTTGAATTCCAAGTCAGAACTTGAGTATTCGCCGGCGGCGTGGTCGATACGTCAGCGAGATCGAGAAGGCCGAGCTTTTCGAGCGCCTTGATTGCGTCGTACCAATCGATGGTGAACCGGCCCGTCGCGAGATCAATCGCGGCGACGTCCTGCGGCGGGATCTTGATGCGCATCAGGCCGCCACCGGAACGCGAGGATCATCCGACATCGTCGCAAACATGAAGCTTGCATAGACGCCGCTCGACACATCAAGGCGCCAGCGCCGCCCGTTCCAGCTCGTGCGCCCTGTGCAGTTCACGAGCGATACAAGTTGCCGAGTCTCCGACTGGCGCCCAAGCTTGCGCAGGATCGGATTTGACCATGTTTGGCCACCATCATCCGACCATGAAATCTCGACATCGGGATCAGTCTGGTCAGGGTCGCGCCCAGTCGCGATGCCTACGCCGGTCGTGAAGAAGAAATCAGCCCGCCCCACAGGAGCGCCGGCGGGAAAGTTCATCACAGGGCCGCTTTCGATCCGCAGCCGCAGCGGGCTTCCGACCTCATCGTTTGCACTGGTGACGATCGATTGCAGGTTGCCGGTTTGCGTGTCGCCAGTGAGCCACAGATTGAATGCATTGATTGCACCCGAGATCCGCGACCGGCTCTGCAAATAGCTGTCCCGCTGAAACCATTGCGAGGTGGAGATATCGAGAATCCAAGTCCACGCCGGGCACGACAACTGCCAGAACGCATGACCGCGGGAGATGTAGGCTGTAGCTTCCAGCGTCGTCTTGTCGCTGACGGCCTCGATCAGACCCTCAATATCGGGCGTCGAAACCTTCGTCGGCGTGTAGCCGTCGAGCTTGTAGACGCTGTTGTCATCCGCAACCCAGATCGGGCCACGGCTGAAACCGTCCTCATACCCGGAGACGCAGTATGGACCAGCCAGCCCGCGCGGAATGACCGTGTTGCGCGTGAAGGGGAACGGGATCGTTCCCGCGTCCGTCCAGACTTCCGTTGTGATGTTGCCGAAGAACAGCAGCCGTCCGCCCCACGACACCACGCGAACCAGTCCATCCGGCTTCGCCTCAGCCTTGCCGAAGGACAGAGCATTCACGGCAGTCGAGTTCAGATCCGTAGCGAATGCCCGGCCGTCGCCGGTCGTGAACACCAGATATCCGTCGAGGAAGTCAACCGAGTTGACGGACGGAAGATCGGCGTCAGGGTAGGAATTGGTCACCGCGCTCGGCGTGAACGTCGCGATATTGCCGTCCGGGTCTACAAACACCTTATCCGGCGTCGTGTTGTTGTTCGCAGCGAAGAACCCGCGTTTCGTGCCGTTCAGGTTGCCAACATTCGTTGAGGCGCCGCCGGCGGACGTCCATTTTTCCAGCTTGCCATTGAAGGCCGCATAAAGAGTGCCTTGAACGACGATCGCGCCGCGGTATCCGCTTCGCCCCGCAGCCGTTCCGAAGTTCGTCAACCCGGGCCCGCGACGGATGACCGTCTTGTTGGGCGCCTGGTCCCCAAGCTCCTCAACGTAGCCGTTGATGATCCGGCCGCCCGACTCCTGGTTCTTCGCGCCTGGCGAGGTCTGAACCGGGAAAGGGATCGTCTTGGTTACCGGCATCAGAAGCCGCCCCGATATGTGCCGCGGCGCGTCGTGAGCAGTGCCGGGTCAACCCTCAGCGTGCGCAGCGTGCGCGCCGGCGCGGCAATCGTGCGCAAGTCACCCTCGGCGATTTGAGCCAGAGCCTGAATGCGAGCGTCGGCGATCAGAAGGAATTGAGCGATATAGTCGGCCAGAGGCAGGAACGCCTCGTCCTCAATCGCTCCATCGGACGGCCCTAGCGTACCCGGATCTTGGACGTAGTAGATGTTCAGGGCCGCGAGCTTCGCCACCGCTCCGTCAACCAGGCGATCGACCTTCTGCACGTCCTCATCGGAAGGCGCCTGGCCCCACACGAGGATGTTCAACCGATCGAGGACCTGATTGATCAGCTCAGCCCGAGATTTGGACATCCGCCGCCTCTTCAGCCGCCTTCAATGCCTCGATCATCCGGCCGCGAACCTCCGCACGCGTCAGTGCATTGGCCTTGATTGTCTCGTCGTCCCAGCCACGGGCCTTGAGATAGGCGTCCGTGGCTGCGTCCACCTGCTTGTCAGTTGGCATCGGACTTGGCTTCGTCCTTCTCGTCTTCCGGCTTGTCGAATGCCGCCGGCGTATCCGCCCAGCCCTTCGGAAGGCTCTCGCCCTCTTTCAGGTCGAAAATCTGCGGCGCCTTGGTCTTGTGATAGCCAAAGGTCGGGGTCGTCTTTTCGTCGGACATGTCGCCCTCCAAATGAAAGGGGCGGCCCGGAATGGACCGCCCCAGTGTCGTTAGCCGCTCACGCGAACCGCGAGACGCGGATCGATGGTCTTGACGCCGTAGATGCAGTCAAGGCGCCACTGGCTCACGTCGTTCACGCCGTCGTAGAACGGGATGACGCGAACGCTGATGCCGTTCTTGCTCTGGCGCGACACGTCAACCGCGCCCGGGGGCTTCACCATCGGGACCATAGCGAGCGCAAAAGCGTTCTTATGGAACATCAGGTTGTTGGTGACGGTTGTATTTGCCGCAACGCCAACGTTGAAGGTCAGCGCTGCGTTGTCGGCCGGAGCTGCCGAGCAGTTCTGGAACGCGCCGGAGGTGATGATCTGCGGTGCGATCGTCAGCGTCAGGTTACCCGAAGCGTCCGAGGAACCGTTGCTCACCACGACAAACTGCTTGAGGAATGGCAGCGTCGCTTTGGTGACGGGGTTCACATCGAACACGCCGGCGATGGTGAAGGTGTCACCCTTGACCACGCGAGCCGCCGCCGCTGCCGTCCAGCCGTCAGTGATGAGCGACTGAGTGTTGGCGCCGGTGGTGTCGTAGGTGGTGTTCTGGCTGGCACCGTTAACCAGTGGAGTGCCGCCACCCGGGCCAGTCGTGAAGGCCGGCGCGTTCTGCGACATGTAGGTCTCGATGCCGCCGACCTCGCCGATGCGACCACGACGATAGGCCTGGCCGTTGATCGAAGTGTTGAACAACGCGGTCTGAGAGCCAGCCATCGCCCAGTAGTCAGCGGGAGCAAGAACGCCCGAGCGGTCACCCTGGGGGACCGAGCGCTGGTCCAGGTTCGTCGCGCCTTTCGCAAACTTGGCGAAGGAGTCGATGACCGTGGTGCCGGTCGGCGGGGCAGCCGTGGCGACCCACTGCGGGATGTCCTTGTAGAGGCCCATCACGTCGATATCGATCTGGTTGGCGATCTGCACC